AACGACGACTGGTACAGGTTGTCCTTGATCGCCTGACGGGTGATGATGAAGCCGATGCTGGTGTAGCGGTTCACGTAGTTCGTGACGTACTTCTGACCCATCTCACCGTAGGCGGTCGAGGCGCCTTCAGCCTTGATCTGAGCCAGACCCAGCAGCTTGACTTCGACTTCGATTTCAACGGCCTTGTCGGACGTGTGCTTCTCGAAGATTTCCGACCACTGGCCCGGATACATCGGATAGTCGCCGAAAACGGCAGCCAGACCGGGCCGGAGCAGGTCGCGGATTGCGGTGGTATTAATAGCCATTTCTCAAATCTCCCTGCTGGACGATCAGACGCCAGTCACCCCACCCCGGTAGAGGTGGTTGTTGATGACGACGAGCCAGTTCGCGAAGGCGCCAACAGCGTTGCCCGGGGTCGGGTCAAGCTGCAGGATCTTCAGGTTCAGAGTCGCGGTGTCAGCTTCGGTCGCGTTGTTCAGCGACACAGCCGACTGACCCGTGGCCGTCGAACCAGCGGTGTACAGGAAGTTCGCGTTCAGACCACGGTCGGTCAGAGCCAGCGGGGTGCCCGCAGTGCCAGTGCCGCTCGTTTCCTGAATGGTGAACACGGTGTTCGGATCGTCGATCACCAGAGCTTCGACGGTCGAGCCGGTGAGAATGCCCGGGTTGCCCGGCCAGTAGTTCTCGAAACGGACGCGGCCGGTGCTGTCGGTGAACTTGACGCCCCAGAAGACGCCGACGCAAGCCGAGCCGGCGACGCCAACGGCGAGATAGCCGTCAGAGCCAATCGTGACGGGGTCGCCACGGTAGAGCGCGGTCGCGTAGGTGCCGAGAATCTGATAGGGGTTGGTCGCGCCAGTCCAAGCAGAGCCATCCAGCTTCTTGACCGGGACGAGGCCCTGAGGCGCATTGGTGCCGTACGACATACGGTTTCTCCATGCTGAAGTTGAGGGTTAGTGGCTTTAACCTGCCTAAGGTGCCGCGATACGTGACGCGACGTCGAATCCTGCTACGATACGTGACGTAGCCTCGAGTGAGCCCGCCATGCTCAGGGACCACGGAACGTCACGAGGCGTCGGGATGGACGTAAATTACGTCTAAACCAAACAACTGTCAACGACATCAAAAAGACCCCCGCCCAGTTTCCCGAGCGGGGGCAAGTTGCCACAGCGATAGTAGAACACACTGTGGACCGGAGGTTAGTCCTTGAACGACGTGACGCGTTCAAACGACACGCCGCTGTTCTTGTCCTCGAAGCGAGGCAGGTTCGGGTCATTCTGGCCCGTCCATGCCACGTCCTGAAGGGTCTCGATGTTTTCCAGATCGCGCTCGCGGTTGCGCTCTTCGACCTCGCGGGTCGGGCATTCGCAGAGCATCAGGCCACCGCGACGGATAACGGCCACTTCCACGCCCTCATAGCCCGGCAGCGGAGGCGGCACCATCTCAGGGTGACGACTGGCCGGGACCGGCTGCCAGCCACGGATCATGCGGTCGGTCATGTTGTCCGGATCCGGCTCGTTCAGAGTCGATTCGCGGACCCAAGCATAGGTCATGCCCGACGGGATCTTGTCCTTCGGAACATACAGCTTGGACTGGAAGTGCGTTTCCGGGCGCTTACGCATCCCAGCTTCGCGGGTTTCAGCGGCACGCGTCGTGCCCATACGAGAAGAACGAGCCATCGTTATGCTCCCTTACCTGTCTTCATCATGTGAATTGCGTAGTATTTTTCAGCTTCCAGATCGGTCATGCGACCGCCACCCGGTTTCTTGAAGGCGCCGGCCTGAGCCATCTGGTGAGCCATGCGGCGCTGATCAGCCGTCAATCGGACGGTCCGCGAGCTTTTCGCGGGCTGGCCCGGAGCGGTGCGCTGAACAGGTGCAACATTTGAATCACGACTCATCGGAGGTGCCTTCTTGGATGGAGTTGACTGCGCCGAGAATGCGTCAGGGAATTCGCGACGCATGTGGCGGTCGATTTCCGTGAAATATTCAACGCCGCCAATCTCATCGTCACGCCCCTCAGCCCGATAGCGGCGCTCCACGCGGCGTGCGTAGAGGGTGGCCTCTTCGTGCATCTCGGGGTCAAAGTCCTCAGACTTGGGCTGGAACCATGTGTTCTTCTGGATCCAACTGGCCGTGCGCGGCTCCAGCGTAACCTGCTGCTGCTGAGCGGGCTGAGGCTTGAGTTCGACTTCGGCCGGGCGGGCAGCCTTGTTCTGCTGCTCGCGCTCCCAGTTCGTGACCGCTTCAAGGTCGTTCATCACCTTGTTGAACTGATATTGAAGATCGTCGATCTTCTCATTGTCCATCATGGTGCGAGCTTCAGCGAGCTTCTGCTTCAGGTCTGCCGCAGTCGTGGACAGATTGTTCCTGTAGTGCGTCATCATCGCCTGCTCTGACTGCTCGCGCAGTTGAGCTTCCTTCTGAAGACGCGCTTCCAGTTCCTGAGCGCGGCGCTCCGCCTCAGCGGCCTTTCGGGCAAGTTCGGAAATGCGACGCTCAGGGGAGCGGCGCCGCTTCGGAGCCTCTTCTTCCTCGGGCTCCTCCTCGGGCTCAGCGACAGCCTCAGGCTCTGCGGCCTCAGGCTCGCCCTCCTCCTCTTCCTCTTCTTCCTTCTCGCCCTCAATGCGCTCCCCGAGATCCTCTTCCGTGATCTCGATCTCGACGTCCTCGGTGGGACCGTCGTCGTTATATGGAAGCTCTTGAGTTTCCGGATCGTTAGACATGCTCTACTCCTTAGAAGTTCCCAGCGAACTTGCCCGACATGACATCTTCCGGACCGCTGATCACGGCCATCACGCGGTCATCAGGCAGGAGGGCCATCGCAACGCCGCGATACGACACCATCGTCGATTCGTAGCGCGGGATCAGAACCCAGTCGCCGACCTTGCACCAAGGACCGGAGCGTTCAAATTTCTCGCCCTGATACGCCTCGGGCCCGACGGCGCACACCAGCGCGGACACCGAAGAATACTTGTCTTCAGCGCGCACGGTGTCAGGCAGGTAGAGGGTGACTTCCGTCCCATCATCCTGCTTGATCGTCTTAAGCTCCTCAGGACGAACGTAAATCTTGACGGCCACGAGGTAGCCGGCCGGGCGCATATCAAACGCTTTACCCGTCATGGCGACGAATTCCGCGTTGATCAGCCCCTTCGCCAGATCCTCCTCGTGCGGCTCGATCATGCTCATACTCATCAATACATACTCCCTTTTTTCTGCTCCGGTTTTTTGTCGTCGTCTGGCTGCATCATGCGTTTGTATTCGTCGTTGATGACGCTAATCGCAGCCGTGTAGGCGCGCACCAACGCATTGCCCTCCAGAACCTGAAGCGCAATCTCTTCTGCCTTCACGGCGGGGATATGCCTGTCCCCAAAGCTCGACGGCCTAAACCGGGTGTTGAGACTGTATTCGGTAGCGCGGTCGCGCAACTCGCCAATGCGCTCAATCGCGCGGCGTCCGAGTTCCTCGGCTGACATTCTTGCTCTCCGGTAGTTTTTTATAGCTTTTCGTGGCAGCGGTGAATTCTTTGCCCACCTTCTGCGGAATTCCTGCCTTCTTCGCGAAAGCCGGGTTGTGCGCGACTGCACTCATCAAGCGAAACTGACGCTTCGATCTCGCTGGCACAGCCGCGCACCCCCTCTTATTTGCCGCGCATTTTGTTCATGGCGTGGATGATGTTGCCTTCCGGCGTCATCATGCCCTTTCGGACCTTCGCAGCGCCGCCCTGAGCCTTCTTGATCGGCGCCTGACCCTTACGCATCTTGCCGGCGCCGCCGGCCGCATAGCCGTCCGGGGAGCCGCCGTGAGACATATTCCGCGTCACCTTCGACGCTTCCATGTCGGTGCTGTTCATGGCCGCCGCGCCGCCGTTCATCTTCTTCATCGGCTTTTTCGGGCCACCAATCGCGATCATGACGGCCAGACCGTCCTTCGGCTTGCCGCCCTTCTTCATGCCGCCCATTTCGCTGGCCAGCTTGCGAGCGGTATCCGACGACGTCTGGACATGTCCGCCCTTCTTATAGGCCTTCATGCGACGCATCTCATCGCCCTCTTGGCGGGCGACGCGATTCCCAGAAGCAACCGACTCGCCGGCCGGCGGCATCGTGCGCTTCTTCTTCTTTTCCATTGCGTCCATGAAGCGCATCTCATCGCCTTCCTGACGCGACATCCGGTTGCCCGACGCAACGCTCTCGCCCGGCGACGGCATCTTCTTCGCCGGGCCGCCCGTCTTCATCATAACGTCCTTGGACGGCATCGAGCGAGCACGAGCAAGAACCTGACGCGTCCGTTCATCCCTCGCGCTCGGCGGGGTGGGCGGCGTCGGCATGTCGCGACCAGACATCATCGCAGCGCGACGCAGGCCAACCTCACGCTCCAAACTCTTCCGCACATCATCCTCAGTCATCGGAATACGCGCGGTGCCGCCATCGGCCTTCTTCACCGGGCCGCCAACCTTATAGGTCGGGATCGGACGGGCATTGGCGCGCTGCTGCAGCGCCTTCGCGCCGTTCGGCTGCTTCGGCATCGGCTCAGCGACCGCCGAACCAAAAATCGCGCGAGCCTTGGCCCGCAAGTCAGTATTCTTCATTGAAAACCTCCAAGGTTCCGCAGGGCCTCCGACTGCAGCTTCATTGCTGCAATCTTCTCTCGCGACGCACGGTCGGCTGCGTCATTCTGAGCTTCCATCTGCGCTTTCGCAAGCGCCACCTGAGCATCGCGCTGGCTGTCG